AAAAATTTTTTTAAATTTTCACAATTATGTAAATAAAAAAATTTTTTTACTTCAACATTATTTGGCTTAATAAGCCTATTTAATGACCATAAATATTCTTTAAAAATATTTTCATCTTGATGGACAGGGGCGGTAATTAAAACTTTTTTCATAGCACACTTCCTCGTTTCATTTTGATGGCTTCTTCATCATAAAAGGCTTTTGTTGTTTTATTAATATTTTCAATTCCCCAATGACCAACATCTAAAGTTGGGTCACATAAAATTTTATATCCATAATTATGAGTAGCAATATGAAAAAATGTAACATCTTCGCCCGAATAAACATAAGGATGAAACCAAGGTTGTGGGATATTTTTAAATACCTCTGTTTTTAACATTACACATCCAGAACCGCAATTCTGCACATAAAAAGGTTCATTTTTAATTTTAGACATATCATAACGTGTTAAACTTATTTGTCCACTTTCTAAGATTTGCGAATCTGAATAAATACATGGATAATATGGTTTTTCTTTTGTGAAAACAAGAGCAGTAACTATATCTTCCCCATTATCAAGATAAGAACCCATTTTTATAATTATATCATCAGGAACTTGCTGATCTGTATCTAAGAATAAAACATAATCATAATTATTTTTTATTGCAGATGATGCAAGTTTATCTCTAGATAAATATAATAAATTTGATTTTATAAATTGATAACCAATATGATATTTCCCATAATTTAAACCTAACATTTGAGCCATAAAATTAGTTGAAACCGTACCAATATTAGGTATTGCAATTAAAATAGCTTTATTATTCATAAATTCCTTTTTTTCAAAAAATTTTTTTTATTAACTAGCCACAGTTATTTTTTTATATACAAGATTTTTTGTATAAACGTAAAGGTCTCCTTCATAAGATACTATTTGTCCAACTTCATCAAAAATAGTTGTAGTGGAAATATCTTCTTTTTCTTCAGGAATAAAATACCCCTTCATTTTTTGAACACCTTCAATCGTATCATGATAAAAACTACTTTTCATATATATTCTCCTTTGCTTTTTGGCTTTCATTATTAAATATAAATTATCCCCTAAATATCTATTAATTGTGTTAGATAAAAACCATATTTTAGATGTATTCTCATTTTTTGACATTTCCATTCCTAATTTATATTAAATTAATTATTATGCCTCAATTATCATCAAGTCTTCAAAATGAGAGTTGAAAGAAGATAAATTACCACATTCTTCTTCTTGTATTGATTGATAGTAAAGAATAAAAGCTTGTTTTGTATATACATCCACATATTCTGATAAAAATGATGCAAGAACATCGGAAGCAGCATAATCTTTTATCTTTTCTGCCATCTCTAAAGATGTGTTAATATCATCTCTAATTTCACCCATTATGTTTACAAATTCCCAAAAATATTCAGATGGTTTATCATACCTATAATCAATTTGAGGAATTAAACCATAATATACAGCATAATTTCTTTTTCCTAAATATTCAGTAATAATATCGGCAAGAAGGGGAAATTTATGTGCAATTCTATGATGCATGATTTCAGATGCCTTTGGCATCCCAAAAACAGTGTCTAGCCTAGATGAAATACAATCTATAACCGCATTAGCTTTAAAAAGTTTTTGTGAAACGACATTCATTAATTTTCCAAGCTCATTATCAATTAGAGCCATTTTTGTAATTTTATCTTCTATCATATTTTTTAATCCCAAATAATTTTCCCATCTTTACTAATTTTACTACATTTTTTACCACATTTTTTACAAACACCATGATAAATTTCTGGATAACTCATTATTTTTGTTTTATCCCAAATAATTTCTTCATGTTTACAAAAAAGTTTTTTCAAATCAATAATTTTCATCAAGAAATTCCTTCATCTCTTCAATTTGTTCTTCACTCATTTGTGAAAATATTTTTGCAAAACTTTCTTCAGTATTTGTAGCAACTTCAGATGACGTTGTTGTAGTAACTTCCCTTCCTTCTGTTGTATTTGTCCCTTGTTCAATAGAAATAGCAGTATTTTCTGACGTTACTTCATCAACATTCGCAGACGGTCTTCCTACAGGATTCCCTGTGCTTTGTTTTACTTTTTTGTTTTGCGTAGCTATACTCATTTGTTGTAAATTACCATAATAATTACATTTTTCCATAAATTCGCTCGTAGCAATAGCTTCATCAATATGAGAACTAAAGAAACTTTGTTGTTTTGGGACTAAATCTGTTTGACCATTTTGTATAGCTTCTTTTACTTTAGCATATTCTGAATCATCAGAAAAAACATCACCCTCAATATGAATTACAAAATCATTCTTTAATTTAAATAATTTAATAATACTATTTAAACAACTTTGATATTGACAATATATTTTATCAATAAATCTTGCCTCTATTTTTTCAGAAGCTCTTGTTTGACTAAGGGTTGGCTTTTCACTTGTAGAAACCAATGAATTTACACCACTTTGAATGTAATAGTTCTTTAATGCATCACCAAGAACAGAGTCTTGTGTATCAACATGCTCAAATTCATGTAATTTAAAATTTTTAAATGGAGCAGCAATAGCTGAAACAGTTTGGGGCAATTTTTGTTGTAAAAGTTCTGTAAATAATGCAACCATGTCAGGAGTAATACTAGTGTCATCACTATATATACCTGATAGGTTTTTATCGCTGATTTCAATTTCAGATGTAAGTAATGCCTGTAATGGTAAACTTAAAAGCTCTTGTTCTAATGCTCTATACTTATCAAGTTCCATAGCCGAACCAAAACTTGACATCAATGCTGGCGCAGTATCAAAAGTGCTTTCATCAATGCTAAAAACAAATGATTTATCAATATCTAAAAATTGCCAAAAATATAAAGCAGAATTTTCTTGAAATGCAATAACATCTTTTATTTCAGCTTTTTTAAATTCTTCTAAGTCAAAAAATTGTGTTTCTTTATTATAATAACCATAAAATTTATTTAAATATTCTTGAAATTCAGGGGGGAAGAACAAAACACTATTTGCAGGATTTAAAAAATATGTCATATTAAAGGCAATTTGAAATCCCTTGTTTGTTATTCCAGTTATTTTTACATAATCTGATGGCAATTGCTGCAAGCAAATATTATCTTCACCTCTATCTGTTCTCAAATACCAAAAGGATTTTCCGTATAATACAGTTAATAAAGTTGTTTTTCTAAAAGTTCTTTCTGGGTCAAAATTTCTTAAAAAATTTGAAATTCTATTATATTCTTTAATAAGTTTTGATTTGCTTTTAATTTCAGATATATTTACATATGTCCTATAAGTTAATATATCAGCATACAAATGAACTTGTTTATAAATTGGCGTAAGTGTATTATAAACATAACGAGATAAAGCTCTTAAATCCATTTCATAGTTTTGTGGATTTGCAATCATTTCTTCAACTTTTGCTTTATCATATTTTGATGGATAAGTATTAAGTCTTTTTAATCTCTCATTCATCATAATAGCATTTCCAAGATATGCTTCACTCGTACCATTCATATTTAACGGAAATCTATTCAAATATCTTTGCTGAAAATTATCATTTGGTCTATATTGCCTGATTTGAGAAAACAATGATGCCCATTGTTTTTGTGATTCAGATAAAACCGTTTTTTCATTTTCTTTTATTTCTTTTTTTCCAGAAGTTTTGTTCACTTACCCTCCTTTCTTTATAATATGATAAAAACAAATAAATATTAAAAACCATTAAATGTACTTCCAAATAAGTTTGTTTTTTTTGCACCATTTGAAGCACCAAATATAAAATTACTATAATTAAAATTATTTGCGCTTTTATTTAATTTTGCACGATTAATTTCAGATAATCTTAACGCAATTAATGCACAAACATAAGCACGGTCATCAAAATTTCTTCCTTTTAAATCTGGATTTAAATCATATGTGTATCCATTACTAGTGTCTTTTCTATAAATATTGACAAGTTCAGATTTCATGAGTTCAATATTGATAAGAGCTAGGGCTTCATCTGTTGAAATTGCTTTTTCGACTGTTCTATCTTTACCTTTTACTTTTTCAACTATAGTAATAGTTGAATCTCCTTTTTTAAATTCTTCTGTAAAAGTAATTCTACCTTGAGCAAGCAATTCTCGCAAATTGTCAAAAGCAATTCTTTTCATTTTTGTTGGTTCTACAAGTCTTAGTTTATGTATTGCTTGTGGAAAACGAGATACATAATCACTACTAATAATTGGGTCAATCAAACCCCTATGTTCTATGCCATCTTCTCCAATCCAATTTTCCATAAAAAGGTCTGCAATAATTGTACCGCCACCGCCCGGACCAGCATCAATACATAAACTATCTATGTTTTCATAATCAGGAATATTCCATCCATTATAATTTAAAAGCATATTTTTTATAGCTTGCACTTGATCTGGCGTTGTTTCTGGTTTTTTCTTTTTTACTCTTGTATCAATTAATGAAATACAATTGCATATTTCGGCTTTAAATCCACCATTTGGATGTTCTTTTAATTCAGCAATAGCTACAATTGAATTATCGTATGTTCTTGCTGGGTCATAAGCAAAAATAAATCTTTTATCTCCATCTTTATTAAAAAGAATTGGTGCTCTTTGTTCTGAGTTTTTTATTAATAAAGACCTTCTAAATACTTGATTAATACCACCATCTGAATCAAATTTATTATAGTATTCTCTATTTGCTTTAGCTGGTTCTTTTTGCAAATCTCTTTTGACATCTTCTCTTTTAATTAGTGAAACAGGATATACTTTTCCATTCATTGTCGCATCGAATAACATGTCTGCATCAATGTTTGCAACAAAATATCTGCTATCTCCACCCATCATCCTAAGAAAATAATCACGATATTGAGAATAAAAATAACTATCAACATCACCAGCGGAACTTGCAAATATTCTTTGATTTCCCGGCGGGTCTGGTCTTTCTTCCAAGTTTACACCTGTTACAAAAGTTGAATCTTGTAGCAAAAAAGGTTCTGTCGCATTAAATAATTCTTGCGTGATAAACGCCGACTCATCATAAATGTTTAAAGTTGAACGATGCCCACGAGCATTATCAGGAATTCCATTTAATGTATGAATAGAACTCCCGTTTGGAAAAGTCCATTCATAAGATTGATCATCATGAAGAATTTTATCGCTTTCATCAAAGATAAAATCGGTTAAATTTGGAAAAGATGATAAATTTTTTTTAGCCATTTTTTCCATTTTAGAATATAACTCTTTAGATTGAGCACCAGTTCTTGAAATAAGCCAAGCTGCCGTATCTGGAAATAATATACATCTTGTTAAAGTATAAAAAGATAAACAAGTTGTCTTTGAACCATTTCGACACATTAACCATAAAGAATTATCAGCAACCCATGTTTTAGAAATCAAATATTTTTGATAATCTAATAGCTCGACATTATAAAAAGTTTCTATAAAACGAATGGGATATTTTCTGCCCCAAACAAGAAGTTTTATATATTGTTCATAATGGTCTTGTTTTCGTTGAGATAAACCATAAAAAGATTTAGATTCAATTATCTTCTTCATTTTTATCATTCTCACTTATAGCTCTTAAGCGTTCTTCAAGTTTATTTATTCTTTTTGTTTTAGCCCTATTTTTTTCTTTCATTTTTAATAAATCATTTTCAAGTTCAGATATTCTATCTCTTTGATTAGCTAAAACATTAATATAATCATTTTCTTCAATATTTAATTGAGAAATCATATTTCCAAAACTTTGTTTTTCTACTTCTGCCATAGCTTTAGAAGTTTTTATGTCAAAAACATTTGATTTTACATCATCTAAATCTTCATATTCCATCAATTTTCTTACAATATAGGTAAATTTTTTAGTTTTATCTCCTTTATTTTGTGCTGTTTTCAAACTGATTTGATTATCCGCAGCAATACGATTGATGGTGTTCTGGATATCTTTTTTTGTGTCATTTAATGTTTTAATTTGTTTTGCGTTTGCAAATAAATTTTCTGAATCAGATGTTTGTATAAGCATTTCTTCATTTATTTTATCTAATAAATAAAAGTTTTTTATTATTTCTATATAAATATTTAATAAAAATCTCGGTGGGTCAACATCTTCATCTAAAAAATCAAGTAAAGATGCATAAAGTTCGGCAGCATCTTCTTGTGGATAATTTTCAAAAGGATCTGCTCCTACAATTCTAATAACATCTTCTCGATTTCTTTTTTTT